GAAAAAATCCATATTTTGTTTTAAATGATGAGCTTCATGCGCAAGAGAACATGGATATGTATGATAATCTGAAATCTGCTCAGGTTTCAAGAGAACAGCCAATGATGTTAAATACATCGACAGCTGGTAAAGGTGCATCGTCTGTCGGAATGCGTGTGTATAAGTACGCTAAACAAGTATTGGACAATGACAATGATGACTCACTATTCGTAGCAATCTGGGAACCAAACAAAAATTATGATTGGGAAAATCGAAAAGTTTGGAGGATGGTAAATCCCAATATAGGTATATCTGTCACGATGGAACAGCTTGAGACGGAATTTAAAAAAGCAAAGCAATCGGCCCACTCGAAGGCTGAATTTTTGTCTAAGCATTTAAATGTTTTCGTTAATGGTGCTAATAATTTCTTTGAGCAAGAACAGGTAGAACATGTACTTGTTGATGATCTGGGAGATTTAGATGGTGAGGTTTGCTATCTCGGACTTGATTTATCAAAGACAACTGATTTGACATGCGTTAGTTTAAATTTTCCGTGATTCTTAAAGTTAAGCAGATGTATTTCATTCCAAATGCTGACATTGATTTTAGAGAGAAAGAAGATAATGTACCTTATCAAGATTTAGCGGAAAAAGGGTTTGTCACTTTTTGCGATGGTAAAATGATTAATCAGGACCAAGTCCTTGAATATATTATTGAGTGCATGGATATTTATGATGTTCAGCAATTGAACTATGACCCTGCGATGTCACAAAAATTAGTTGAGAAATGTGAAAATTTAGGACTTGAATGCATTGCGGTTAATCAGTACCCAACAGTCATGAATTCAATGATAGATGATACAGAGCGAATCATTTATGAAAAAAGATTGTTAACAGATAATCCTTTATTTATCTACTGCGCTTTGAACGTGGTTGTAGTTAGCAATCTAAACGGCATGAAAGCACCATCTAAACGACAATCAAAAAAGAAAATTGATGGCTTTGTCGCTTTTTTAGTTGCGCATAAAGAGACAATGATGTTGATGGAAGATCTCAATGAAGATGGCATTGATGATTTAATAAGTGACATCTACAGATAGAAAGGATAAGGACTTGGGAATTAGAGACAGTTTTTCCAATTGGCTTTACGGAATAGCAGAAAAGCGAGGATGGGTTGAAGATGTCTATGCACAATCCATCAGATATGGGGGTGTGTTCGTTAATGAACAGAATGTTCTATCGTCAAGTGATGTATATGAGTTGATGCAGGATATAAGCAACCAAATTGCATTAGCTGATATTGTTGTCGAGGATAACAGGGGTAAGGAAATTGATGATGATCCAGTTTTGAAATATTTAAAAAATCCGAATAATTATTTGACACAATTTGAATTCATGAAATTAATGACAAATAGTTACTTGTTGAACGGTGAGGTCTTTCCGATTAGGGATGGTGATCAAATTCATTTAGCATCAAATGTATACGCTGAACTTGATAATCGGTTGGTTGAGCATTTTAAAATAAATGGGATTGAAATTCCGCCATTTATGATTAGACATGTTAAAAATATAGGCACTAGTCATTTAAAAGGTGTCGGTATTTTGGATATAGGAAAAAACACGTTAAGCGGTGTCATGAATGCTGAAAAAGTTTTGACTGAAAAATATAAAAAAGGTGGCCTGCTTGCGTTTATGCTAAAACTTGATGCGCACATTAATCCTTCAAACGCTGCACAGTCGAAATTTATCAAAGCAATCTTAGACCAGCTAGAGGGAATTGATGAATCAAGGACGATAAAGATGATTCCTTTAGGAAAAGGATATGCAATTGATGCTCTCGAGAGTCCGATTGATGACGATAAGATACTGGCCTATTTGAACGTCTATAAAAAGGACCTTGGTAAATTTTTAGGAGTAAATGTTGATACCTACACATCTTTGATAAAAATTGATGTTGAAAAAGGGATGATGTATCTACATAATAAAGCAGTTAAACATATCATGAAAAATTTTAGTGAGCATTTAACGGCCCTTTTTTTTGATAAAAGTTCTGGTAAAACCATCAAATTTAAAATTAATATTCTTGATTTCGTTCCGTACAGCACGAAAACGAACATTGGATATAACATTGTCAGGACGGGGATTACCTCACCTGACAATGTTGCGGAAATGCTTGGATTCCCTAAGCAGAATACCCCAGAGACACAGGCTATCTATATTTCTAATGATTTAACGGAGATTGGCAAGAAAAAAGCAACGGACGATTCATTGAAGGGAGGTGATGACAATAGCAAAGAAAAAGGAAACGAGGGTATTTAACATTACTCAGCTCAGTACAAGGGCCGAGGAAAATGAAAGCTCCTCAATTGAAGGATATGCTGCTGTGTTTAATTCAAAAACAAACATTGGCGGATGGTTTGATGAAACGATTGAACCAGGTGCATTTGCTCGAAGCTTATCGGAAAACTCTGATGTTAGGGCATTGTTTAATCATAATTGGGACAATGTACTTGGTCGAACTAAAAGCGGTACGCTTAGGTTGTTAGAAGACGGCAAAGGACTGAATTTCCATGTTGATTTACCAGATACATCAGTTGCGCGTGATCTTTCGGCAAGCATGGAAAGGGGCGATATCAATCAGTGCTCATTTGGTTTCTATGTGACCGAAGAAACATGGGATTTTTCAGTAGAGCCTGCGCTCAGAACAATCAAAGAAGTTGATCTATATGAAATTTCAGTCGTTTCGATACCAGCTTACGACGATACCGAAGCATCATTGGTACGCAGTAAAGAGCTTGCTCAAAAAGTTGAAGTTCGAAAAACACTACTCAAAAAAATTGGAAACCTATTGGAGGAAAAATAATGAACAAACAATTACTTATCGCATTGCAAAAACGCAATAAACAGCGTTTAACAGACTTACGTGCAAAAATTGAGGACCCTGAAACGCGTGAAGATGAATTGGCAGAAATCAAAGATGAAATCGATACCATCACCGAAGAATTACAAAGTGTTGCAGATTCTCTGTCAGAACTTGATGATGAAGATGAAGATGGTGACGGAACTGCAGATGATGAACCTGAAGATGGTGATGGAACTGCAGATGATGAAAATCGTTCTGCAGATGACGAAAAACGCTCTGCTGTATCTGAACAGCGTTCAGCAGCAATGGCAGCAGTTAGAGATGCTCTAAGCACTCGTGCTGCTGAACCAAAAAAACGCAACCAAGCGGAAATTCGTTCAGCGTTTGCTAAATTTGTAGTAGGCCAGATTTCAGAGTCTGAAGCGCGTGCGTTAGGAATCGAAGCTGGGAATGGATCAGTAACGGTACCTGAAGTAATTGCAAGCGAAATCATCACTTATGCGCAAGAAGAGAACTTATTGCGTAAGTACGGAACGGTTGTGCGTACAGCAGGCGATGTTAAATACCCAGTCCTTGTCAAAAAAGCTGAAGGCAATGTTAACAAAAAAGAGCGCACGACTGAAATTTTAGAAACTTCAATTGAATTTGATGAAATCTTGCTTGATCCAGCTGAATTTGATGCATTAGCAACAGTAACCAAGAAACTTTTGGCGATGTCGGGTGCACCTATTGAAAGCATTGTCGTTGAAGAGCTTAAAAAGGCTTATGTACGAAAAGAGACCAACTACATGTTCAATGGAGATGATGTTGATAATTTAAATCCAGGTGCACTATCTAAAAAAGCAGTAGCATTCAATCCTACAGTTGCAGTTGATCTTAAAGCTGCGGATGCTGGACAAAAGGTATATGACGCCTTAATTGAAATGAAAAATACACCAGTTACGGAAGTCATGAAAAAAGGTCGCTGGATCGTGAATCGTGCGGCTTTAACGATGGTTGAAAAAATGAAAACATCTGATGGTTTCCCATTACTTCGTCCTATGACGCAAGCTGAGGGTGGTATCGGAAATACGCTCGTGGGCTATCCGATGGAATTTACTGATGCAGCAGATAAGAAAGGTACGCCAGATGTACCCGTTTTATATTTTGGAGATTATAGCAGCTTTCATATTCAGGATGTTATTGGCGCTATGCAAATCCAAAAATTGGTGGAAAAATTCTCTGGTACCAACCGAATCGGTTTCCAAATCTATAATTTACTTGATGGACAATTGATTTACTCACCTTTTGAGCCAACAGTTTACAAATATGAGATGCCTATTGGAGAATAATATGGCTGAAGAAATGAGTTTGGAAGATAAACTCAAGAAACATATCCACTTTGAAGAGGGCATGGATAATTCTATGCTATCTTTTTATATCGAAAATGCGAAAAAGTATGTGAAAAAATCAACCGGAAAACAAGCAGAATATCTTGTCATTATGGTTGCTGGAATCATGTATGAATATCGTGTGGCTGAAAAGGAGCTGTCAGAAGCGTTAGATGCTATGACACCTTTTTTTGTTCAGGAGGCATTTTTAGATGAAGAAGCAGACTAATAATTTGCGATGGCAAGCTGAATTGATGGTAATTTCATCATCACTTGATGAACAGGACCGTCCGATTATCAGTCGAATAAAGAAAAGAGATGTTTTTTATCAGGATATCGGTATCACTGCGCAAGAAAAATATTTATCATTGCAAGCAAAAACTGATGTTGTGCGTCGCATTAAAATCAGATGGGATAATACGATAACTGAAAAAAATAACGGTGTGAGAATAGCTGAAATTGACTACAATATCACTAGGATTTTCACCAACTCTGACACAAGAGAAATGGAGCTGAGTCTTTCGTATGTCAATTAATATCGAACAACTGAGAAGACTGCTCAAGGCGGTCAATACCAGAACGTTTAGAGGGAAAGCGCCACCAGGCATTCCTTACCCTTATATTGTTTATTCCAATATCTCTGTGGGTAAGAAAGTTGCCTCCGGGAAGACGATCAAACTCATGCCATTGTATCAAG